CTAATTTCGTTACATATAATGTAAACTGGATTGGTGAGATTATGGGTGCAGAGGCTGAGGACACATACACCAAATGGCAGAAGCGGATTCAATCTCTGACATATAATTTCACCAATGATATGGACAAAGTGATGGAATCTGGTAATCCTGAACAATATCTAAAAGTTGTGGACGGACAATATCCTCAACTGTATGATATGCTGGGTCACGACAAGATTACTCTTGAATCTTTTGTTATACTCAATGACATACTCAACTTCTTTCCCATGTGGAATAAGAAGATTGAAGAGGATATTATCTGGCCGAGTTTCAGATTGAAGTGTGAGAAGTATGCACCATTTATCGAATATGATAAATCAAAGTTCAAATCTATTCTAAGAGATAAGATGCAAGAATATGCATAAATAATTGGTTACCCCACTAATGACTAATTACTATGCAATCATTTAAATCTTTCTTGGCTGAAAAAGTATTGTCCATCGGACTTAATCCTGAGCATGAGAAGTTTCGAGAGAAACACCGCCAACAAATCCATGATGTAATTCACCATTCATACAAGAATGTGGAAGGTGGATACGGAGGAAATGGATCGGGCACCAAGAAGGAATCTGATGCAATTCATAGTGACATTACGCACTCCGTCATCAAAGCAACGCAGCGTGGAGACAAGATAACCGCAGTTAATCTTTATAAGAAACAACACGGCAGAAAGTCTATTGCTTCCGGTACGGATGGTTCAGAACAAGGTAAGCATGACTGGAAGAAGACAAAAATGGAAGACCATGAGCAGAAACGTGCATGGGGTGAAGTCTCTGGTGCAGCCGAGAAAATCCAGCGTAAGATGGGAGTTCCTGTTATACACAATAACAAAGTAGGCAAACTACTTAATAAGGATGTCAACCCACACGAAGGTGGTGAACATTATGATCGTAAAATTGGTGGCGAAACCCACACGAAGGTTGCTATGGGACATCCAAAAAGTGATTGACAAGGATTAAAAGGTGTGATACACTCTCTATCAAGGAGAGTTTTTTATGAAAAAAGTGATTGTTTATTGCCACGGCTACGGTTCAAATCCTAATACCGACAAACTGCAACAACTAAAAGATGCAGGATTTGATGCATACTGTTTTCATGCATGTATTGATCCTGTAATTGCATTTGATAGTATCAGCAATGAAATCGATTTGATGCTACTAGATTATCTGCATCAGGATATTGAACTTATCTTCGTCGGTACTTCCCTTGGTGGCTGGATGGCTTCTAAACTGGCCAAAGCATATGATTGCCGTGCAGTTATTATCAACCCATCATACAATTCAAAAGAATCTCTTGCGAAGTATGGTATTCACGAAGAAATTCGAAACAAGTATACTAAGTTGACTATTTCTGAAAAATTTCATTATTTCTTTGCCGAACATGATGAAGTTCTAAATCATGCAGATTGTCTCGATGATGTAGTATCTTCTGGTTGTTCTTATGAGATGGTTCGTGGTGCGGATCACCGATTCAACGAACACTTTCACTTGGTTATTGATTATTTGAAGAGTCATTAATATGATTGATAAAATTTATGTTGATATGGACGGTGTTCTATGCGACTTCCACAAAAGATATAAAGAAATCTTCAAAGTGTGTGCAGAAACCGTAAAGTATAAACAATTTCATCGGCAATTCGATGGATTTATTGCCGATATGAACTTTGCTACTTTGGATATGATGCCAGATACACTAGAATTGTTGGCAGCATTGGATTCTCTTGAAGTACCAAAAGAGATTCTATCTTCTACTGCATCAGAGGCTCGCCATGCGGCAGTTTCGAAGCAGAAGCGTATCTGGTTGAAATATCACGGCATCAAATACAAGCAAAATTTTGTTCCAGGTAAATCCCTGAAATACAAATTTGCGACACCCAATTCCATAATCATCGATGATACGGTAAGTGTTATCGATGATTGGAATAAAGCGGGTGGAATTGGTATTCTTCACAAGAATGCCGAAACCACCATAAATGTCCTCCGAAGGTATATTTGAGTTATTATAAATAATATATTTAACGATACCGGAGACATCCCATGGACTTTAGAACTACTATAGTAAAGACATTATTAGGTGAGAAAGTTGAACATATTGATGAACTGTCTAAAGAAACTTTGAAATCTTATGGAGATAAGGCGTATCCAGACGCTGTTAAAAAATCAGCAGATGCACACGATAAGGTGTTTAAGCATATAGAAAAAACAGGTAAAGCACCTTCAACGGAAAAAGAAGTGATGAAAATTGCTGGTAAAGAAATTACTCACGCTGCTAAAAGAACACAAGGTTTGGCAAGAGCAACAACTAAACTAGCCAAAGAAGAAGTAATTGTTGAAAAAGTATTAGATACCTTATCTCCAACAAAACACGGAGATTACACCGTAACCAGTAAAGTTCTCACGCATCCTGATGAAAAGGTTTATAATACAAATACTTTGGTTCACAAGGGTACCATAAAACATAAAGATGATTCACTTCCATCAAAGTTTGAAGCCCACATTCATGTAAACCGTGGCGTAGAGTTCAAGACGAAGCACTCTCCTGAAGAGAGAAAAGCGATTACACAACACTTAGATAAACATAAACAACTTACCCAACACAATAAAAAAATGACAGAGAAATATTAAATATACCGTTAAAATGCTTGACACGGGATTCGTCCCGTGATACACTCCGTTTTCATTATGTCTAGTGTGAAATACTCCGTTTATACACCGCAATACGAAAGGAAACTCAAATGAGTTCATTTGCAAATCTAAAGCGCCAATCTGGCAATCTCGATAAGTTGTCTAAGGCAATCGAGGCACTCAATTCTTCGTCTGAGGGATCAGACAAGAAAGAAACCTTCTGGCGTCCAGAAGTTGATAAGGCAGGCAATGGTATGGCTACCATCCGTTTCTTGCCGGCATCACCACAAGATGGTGATGATTCTCTCCCATGGGTTAAAATCTTCTCCCATGGATTCCAAGGTCCTGGCGGCTGGCTTATTGATAACTGTCTGACGACTAACAATCAAAAGTGTCCAGTGTGTGAACACAATTCGAGTCTGTGGAATTCAGGCATCGAAGCCAACAAGGACGTAGTTCGTAAGCAAAAGCGTAAACTTAACTATATTGCTAACGTCTATATCGTTTCGGATCCTAAGCATCCAGAAAACGAAGGGCAGATCAAGTTGTTCAAGTTCGGTAAGAAAATCTTTGATAAGATTACTGAAGCAATGAACCCTGCTTTCGAAGATGAAACACCTATCAATCCGTTTGATATGTGGAAAGGTGCTAACTTCAAGTTGAAGATTCGTAAGGTCGAGGGCTATCAGAACTATGATAAGTCTGAGTTCGAATCACCAGCACCATTGTCTACTGACGATGACAAGTTGGAAAAGATTTGGCAGAATCAGCACTCGCTGAAGACTATGACCGCTGATAGCGAATTCAAGTCATTCGAAGACTTGAAGAGCCGTCTGGATAAGGTCTTGGGTCTTAATGGTGAAGTTCCCATGGTTCGTACAACCGTGGAACAGGCTAAGGCTGCACCACGCAAGCCAACACCTGAACCTGAGTTGGTAACGACAGAGGAAGAAGATGATCTTAGTTACTTCTCGAAGTTGGCTAATGATGATGCGTGATTAGTCTTAGTTGACTAACACAGAACCCCGCCTAGTGCGGGGTTTTTTCATTATACGGTCCGCAGATTTTGTTTCTGTAACTTTTGTAAAGTTGGATCATCAATTCTCACAGATACAGAACTGTCCATACCAATAGCAGGAGCAGAACTACCCACACTCATCTTCTTCGAATTGTCAATACTGATCATTTTAGGTGAAGTGTTTTCGTTTAGTTTTGTTTCAGTATTATTTGTCGTAGCGTCTATCATTCTAGATGCAATGCTACTAGGTTCTGGTGACGTTGGTGTTGCGGTCACAGGCGATAGCGAAGGTGTCTCTGTCGTTGTCGGTGAAGTTGGTGTAGTGGCGGATGTGTCCGAGGTTTGACGGCGCCTATTAACCTTTACCGACATTACGCCTGTGCTTGCGTTGGCTTTTACAGGACCAATATTGTATGCGCCCTGACCTTCTGCAGGTAATTGTTTGCCTTCTTGTTCTATGGCGGATATATTTTGTTTAGGTATAACAGTCAGTTGATTAAGTCTGGTTACTTTACGTGGATCATTTTTAACCCATTCTTTACTCAGGAGGTTTTCCTTAGATTCT